CGATGATGCAATCCGGTTTCGCCTTGAAGCGATGCCCGAACAGATCAAAATGATGCCCTACTTCGACCCGCCGAGGTTGTGCCATGATCGTCGCAAATTCGGCATGATTGTTAAGAGCCTGGACGCAGGCGATCGCGTCTTGATACTCTTCAAGCGTGAGGACAATCTTTCCTTCGTTGTCACGCTCGAAAATGATAGCCTGCAGCTTCCCCTCTTTCGTTCGTCGATCGATCTTTGGAGTAACCACAAAACGCTCATCCATCCTTTCCGGCTCAAGTGCCAAGCAATGAACCGCATGACCCATAGCGAAAGCGTCGGATTCTTTCGGCGGTAACGTCGGCGGATCGTCAACGTATCGCATCTTGAATTCCATCGGATTTTGAGCCAAGCAGGATAGCTTGGAGTGCGATAGGGCTTTGTTGGCGTAGTAGTCACTCACCTTGCACCTCCTTCGATAATTGCCTAATCAATTCGTCTGCGTATTCAATTGCTTCCGCTACGTTGATATAAATCGGGAACTGCCTTCCCTCTTCTTCGGGTTTGGCCAGAATCCCCTGCAACGCCATCGCCGCGATCTTCTCGCGTTTGGTAAGCCCAAACTCAGGATTGTACTGCTCTGGAAGAAAATAGCTCGGATAAGCCGCATCGTTACTGTTCATCATTCACCTCTTTCGATTCTTGCGAGTACATTGGAAGTTGGGCGAGACCGTCATCCGTATATTCGCTACGCAATTCCTCTTGCTCCTCAATGAATCTTTCAACTGCACTCAGCGATTCATGCACATTCATGACAAGACGCCGCAACTCAGAATGAAACTTAAGTCTGGGCTGCATCTCCTTGCAGTCTGTAGCAATTGTCGAAAATGTGGTTTTTAGATCGAAAAGAAGAGCCAGGAAGTTCACTCCATCTTCATTCATCGCAACGCAAGATTCGTACGTTTGCACCCTCGTAAAAAAAGCATCACCATCCATCATTCACCTCTCATAATCAAGTAAAGAACAAAACCAACGCTGACCTCGACCACGCCGAGGTAAACCAGCTCATGCATCATCTGGCTCATCATGACCGCTCCCTAGATCAGAGATTCCACAGCCGAGACCGATGCCGAAAGCGATCAGGAAAATTAGAGCGTAAAGCATTTTTAACCTCACTAAACGAACTTAAAACCGAATTCCCACCCGCCGTTGAGAAGGTCACCAAAGCGACCTTCTACCCAATCGCAAATGTCATCGCATCCCCATTGAATCGGGACACCGCTGGACACTGTGATCCTGCTTGTGATCGTGTCGTCATCCACTGCAAGGAACCGCCAAAAGCAAAGCTCAATCACTCGACACTCAGTCATTTTTCGGCCTCCCTCTAGTTCGCTTAGAAAGCTTTTTCCAGCCCTTGACCGGATCGACACCGAGAATCCGATGGGATCGATCCACCATCGCAAGGCCAATAAACTCGCTAAGCCCCACACCCTCTAGCGATGCCGCTTTTTTGGCTAACTCTGCCCAGTCTGCAGGTTGCGTTGTGTTGACGTTGACGATGTTACTCATCTTTCAGCCCCTTTCTAAGTTGCTGTACCGCTTCCTCGATTCCCTCATTCAACAGATCCTCGAGCCGTTGGCACTCGACCGCTAGCTCTTGGGCTCGCCGCTTTGCCATGCCTATGTAGACAGCATCAAAACCGCCAGTAAATGCAAAGCTCATGCATTCTTCAATGATACTTGCCAAGTCTCGTATCTCGTCGCGAAGTTGCTCTTTTGTGCGTTTAGGCATGTTGCACCTCGACCGCCCCCAGCGTCCATCCCTCGGGCAATTCGTCGATCTCATGGTAATTCAGAACATCCTGGAGAACTTCCGCCATCGTTTCACCCTCAAGAATTTCATCGTTACCGCTGTTACCTGTGTCTAGCTTGAATCGTGCCATCGTTCTATCTCCAAAAAAGTGTTAAACCATCGCCATTTCTTGCGATGCCTTGACCGCCGCAGCGATCTTGGCTAATTGTCGCTCAATCTCTTTGATCGAGTCACCTACAACGATGTCCGCATCGTTTTCGTTTCCTCGCTTGCCTGCCTTGTGGTTGCTGACGCGAAGCTTGATCGACCAATCGCCGCCGATGGCATCAATCGTCCAGTACCGAGATCCAGCCGAGCCCCATTCACTGTAGCAATCCTCAACACCGTCGATGCTTTTGATTGCTTCGGTTACAGCATCCTCAAGAGCCTTGTCAGCATCGAGAAATAACCTGTCAGACAAAAGCAAATGACCCACAGATTCCCAAGCTTCAAGCGTTGCATGGATCATGTTTGCGTTCATCGTTCCATCTCCATTGAAAAAGTGTTAAGCCAAGACCCCGAAGGGCCGCCGTTGCGAGTCAGTTGGTTAGCGAGCGGTTCGAGCTTCGAGCCACTTTTGAGCACCCTTGAGGGTCTTAAAGTCTTTGCTCTGAGTGAAGGTCATCGCGGTGTAAGTTCCGTCGGCGTTCTTGAATACGCCTCGGGTTTGCGTCTCGTTGTTCGCGTCTTCGATTTTGATCGTCGTTGCTTGGCTCATCGTCTTAATCTCCGGTTAGTTTCCGTCAGCGACGTTGCTGACTACGTGTGTATATTAATCGACCGGCCAAATAAAGGTCAACACCTTTATCCAAAAAGATATCGAAGTTTTCCCCGAAAGATGCGTTTCACCAACGAAAACGCAGGGAGAAAAGATTTAGAGAATTTTTATTTTCGAGCTATAAACGCCCGAATCCACGCGCCAAAAGAATCACTGCAAGGTCAGTTGCGATCTCGGTCACCGCTTCTTCGGACAAGTCTGGCAACGCTGCGTGTAGGCATTCATGGATCGTAGTGTCAAGCTCTTGACCCTCGTCGAGACCTGGCCAAATACCGATCGTCCTAGGCTGGCCTCGATCGCCTTCAAAGTCGCAGTAGCCAAATTCGTCGGGCCTTGCGTCGTCGCGAAAAAGCCATGTTTGTTTGCGGATGATGGCTTTCATTATTTCGCCCTCTTCGTGTCAACCATTACCCGCCCGCGACGAGAGCACCAAGTGAACTGCAACCAAGCCGCACCTAGCGACTTAGGCCCTAGCATCTTTTCCGTTTCAAAACCGTGATCGGAGTCAGCCCAAGCATCCTTGTACCCAGGCGGACGGATGTGCAATTGCTCATCTTGGTAAACTACGCCATGCGATGAAATTCGCATTCTCGGAATCGTCACGGCCCATTCATCGTGAGTGTGACCAGACAGCACAATATCAGCATCAGGACTCCAAACCGCCATTCGGTTGGTCTGAATTACACCGCGCGTAACTGGCCCGCCTCCGCCTGTCCCGTGGAAGTGATAAAGCACTTTGGAATCCTTCGCGCTCTTGCCTAGATGCTTCTGGTTGGCATCGTTAAAGCGGAACAGGACGAACCCACCGTATCCACTCGACTCGACTTTCGACCCGTGGGCACGCATCCTAGAGGCCAGCCTGTCGGTAAGATCGGTCTCATGTGCCTTAGTCACCGCTGTCTCATGATTGCCCTTGCCAAGCACCGCGAATTGAGCCCCGAAAGGTCGGTAGAACTCCGCCGCAGTTTCAACGAGCAAATCGAAGTAGTTGCCTCCTCGATGCTCCTCCCGCAAAGCATTCTTGTCGGCTCGCTTATCCCACTTGCCCTGCATCGCGCAGAACAGATCGCCGTTGTCGATGATCGGAGCATCGTACTCGATGGCCTCTTGGAGATGATGCTTTTCTAGTTCTTGATCGCACTTTGGATTGTCATGATGAACATCCGATCGAAGCAATACCCATTGCTCCCAATCCTTGTTGCGGGATAGATCGATTGTGATTTCAACTACGTTCCTCTGCAGTTTCTTTATGCTCCAACCCATCGTTCTTCCTCCAAATTGAATAGGCTTCGTCTAGCGTGATTTGTGGCTTGCCAAGCTTCGCATTGACGGCATTATGCAAGGCAACGCCCCAGGCGAAAAAGGCTTCTGGGCTTGAGTGATCCGGTGGCAAGTCTTTTAGGATGTGCTGAAATCCGTCCCTGCAATCGCACCGCGACGGAATGAAGTAGATCCACAATTCCAACCACTGAGGATCGCACCCGCGATAGTTGTGAAGCAAAGACCATGCGAACCGACCTTGCTTAGCTGTTCGCTCTGCTCTTGCTGCAATCACTTGCTCTTGGCTTACTGGTTGCCTTGGTTGCGGTTGCTGACCCACTAACTCGATCTTACTCGACGTTGGCACCGGTGGCGGTTGCTCGACGTAACGAGAGCCATCGAGATTGATTTTTAAGACAGTGTGATCGTCCATGTTGGGGCACTTGTGCAAACGGAGGCGGATTGGAGACCTGTGCAAGACTGGGATCGGGTGTGCGTATCGATTGCCGAAAAGTAGTTCGCAGGATCGTAAAGCTCTAAACAAACACCATCGGGATAACAGCAAGGGCAATCGTTGAAGAATCGACAGCAAACCTCATCGCAAGCGATCTCGGTACACTCAAAAGTAGGTTGATATGGAGTCGCTGGAAAGAATCCAGCAGTAGTCTTGCTTGCACCGCAACCGATGATCTTGTCACCATACACAGTACAGCAAAGACCATCAGCCTCACCGATGCCGGTACGGAAGCACAACGCAAGATCAACAGGATCGATATCGAATCCAAGCCTAGATAAATTCAATGCCGTTCCTGGGCACTCGTATGGATCAGGATCGTTTGCGCATTGAGTGTTCGTTGAGGTACACAATTCTGGACAAGGATCATCGTCGCATCCATCGACCTCCAAGATAAACGCATCGCCTCTGTCGCATTCTTCCGCAGGATAGCTGATTGTTGAATTGTCAGCTGTGATTGTCCCTGTGCAATAACAAGGCTCTTGGAAGATGCATTGATTGTTTGCTATTGGGCCAGTCGGCCCGTAGATGCAAACAGATGAAACATAGCTGTAAGGATTGTAATCGCATGACGTAGAGTCGCAACCTGGAACATCGGTATTACCAAACGACACGCTACCCGTTGGCATAGTTTCATAGTACTTGACTCGATCAAAGTAGAAATCTCCGCCAAAGCGACAATCACCGCTACTAGGTGGGCTCGATGGTACATCGCTGCAAGTTATCAGAGTCGGCGTTGGATCGCTGAAAACAAAGTCTGGATTAGCTTCAAAGCACGTTGTATTGTGCATCAATACGGATTGAGTAATCTTGGTGGTCGCATTGCCGTAAATCTTCGATGACCAATCGTAAATGATCCGCGATCGAATGACGATCTTGCATCCTCCGGTTTGACCTTCAACCCCGCTGCAATCAACTTCCTCTTGGCTGATCCTAACCTTGATCTCTCTTACTCTTACCCAAACTGCAAGGAATGCGTTGTCCTTGAATTCCCAATCGGTTGTAGTCGTCGCGATTAACTCAACTCTATCGGGACAGCAATAGTCCTGGGCGATCTCATCGCAACCACCAGGAAAGAATTCAAAACCGCGATAGTTCGGAGTCAAGAATCTACTGTGATCTGTTACGCATTGCTCATTGACGAGACCTTCATAAAGCATCCCGCTACAAGACTTAGACCAACTTGGCGTACTGTTCGGCGTAAATGTTTGCTCATAGCAACATTCGCCACTCCAACCGCCTCCGGTGTAGCCGCTAATGGTTACCGTTGGTAAGTCCTCCAATGGCAAGCAATCGCAAGTGCAACAACAGCGGCCCATTCCACCCATTAGCAGAGCTCCACAGCAAGCCACTTGGCATCGACCGGAAACAACAGCACAAGAGCCGCTGAACCGATCGCAACGCCCGTAGGATTCCAAGCGGTGTATGTTACGCTCCCCGCTGTCCAATTACCAGATCCAGGAGCCTTGGCGGTTACCGTTCCGCTACTATTGGCACTGATGCCAGATGTTGCCACCGCCAATAATGGAGTCTCGCAAGCGATTACCTTGATTAGATCGACCTCTTGCTCGTCGTCGCCGATGAACGTAAACAAGCAACCCTTCGACAGATCGAAAGAGCTTGCAACTGGCCCCATCCTAGTGCCTGTTGTGTAAGTCGCTGAATCCTTAGTTGCTCGAAACACTGGCCCCCATTGAGCCGTACCGATCTCATCTCGCAAGCACTCGCCCGGCCCATTGAGCAGGAATGGACCCATTACCGAATCGGTGTAGTCGAATGGCCGATCCACCTCGATGTAGGTTGTCCCGTCGATTTCGCTTGCCCCGATCATTTGGACGCAACCGTAGGGAGGTATCGTCTCGGTTGACTTGTTGACAAAGTAGATCGGAGTTGGCGTGTAAGGCAGGAAAGCCCCTTTGGACGCTGTGCCTGATCGCTCGAAAGCTTGCACCGCATCCCAGATCCTTTTAGCCTGCTTTGGCGTGTACGCTCCGATCTGTTGAGCCATCTTAGCCCCTTGTGTCGCAGAGCAACGAGACCGAGTAGATCGCAGGAGTGACCGCCGTGGCCGTTGCTGCGTCATTCGACGCGATGCTCAAGCGAACCTCTAGCAGATCCCCAGGATCCACGCCGGTTGCGTTGATGGTGAAATCGTAGTTTGCCGCCGTGAGTAAATTCATCGACGTTGCTGGAGTCGTCACAAGTTCAGACCCAAGCGAACCATCGGAGCCGATGTAAGCCTCTGCATCGATCGTGCAAGAGTTGTCCGCTACCGTGGTCTCCATCTTAGCACGGATCCTGAGCTGGATAGTCTGGCCGTCCTCGTAGTTCGAGGGGATCGGAATGGCCAAATAGAGCCGCCTGGTCGTCGATCCTAGAGCCTTAACATCGCCTGCCGTGATTCTGACCGGGTTTGTGCCCCAAGTGCCTGTGATGATTCCTAGATCATCGCTGGCCGGTGTCGCTGGCAAGTTGGTTTGCACAGCATCCCATACCTTAGCCTGCGTCAATGGAATAACAGACTCGGCAAGCACCCTTTGAGCTAGCTTGGTCGTTGCGATGTCGGCATTGCCCGCGATCGTGTAATTGGTGATGACCTCGGGAGGGAGGATGATTGTCGTATTCGGTATGGTTGTCATGGTAGTAGTCCTAGTGCTCCGTAGGGCAAGGGGTTGTAAAGCTTGAATTCTAGCCAATGGGCTTGAACTGTGTTGGGTGGCTCAACCTCTGGAATTTGAAATCCGTTTTGGTCTAACAAAACAGGTCTAGTTACAGGTTCTCCGTTTCGCATTGCTCTCGTGACCTTGTTCCCAAGTTCGGGTTGCTGCGGATCAATAATATACCATTTATAGTATCCCTCATGCCTGACTCTAGCGTACCACGCCTTTTCTGGTGTTGTTCGGTATGGATACCTAAATTGAATTGTGGCAGTCACTTCCCAATATCCGCCTCCTCCAACATCGGGAGACTTCACCGACGATCCAGAGAATTTCATCATCTTCCCAGTGCCAGGAGGCCAACCTAGAAAGGTGTCTGCGTTTACAGACTGCCTGTATGCCGCTTGGATGTACGGATTAAAGAATAGCATGTTCTTTCTGATCGTTACTGTCTGATCCGCGAACAGTCGCTTAACTCCGTTTATAGGCTCTCCTGTAAAAGTTACTATCGGAACACCGTCAACGTCCTCATCAACTTCCAATTCGGTTTCAACATCATCCCAATCTATTTTAGCTGGAGTCAAAAGAGGACTTTGTGATGGGTTGTTTTCTCCAGATCCAGTGCCAAGCTTGATTTCCCCTCTGTAATTAACGGTCACAATCCAATAGACAGGACTGATCCGCTGGGGCTTAGCTGATTCGCAAAAAACATAAGGGTACAAACTTGAATATGACGATCCAGCCGCAGGGATTCCGTTGGCTTGTAGCACATCATCGATTGTTGCATCTGGCTCAGTGAACACCTGATACGAATCTTGCAAACCGGCTTCTGCTGTTCGGAAATTGTCTGTAAGGCTGAAATCACCTCCTACCTTAGACCACATCTTAGTAACGGAAATCACCTTACTCATTTAATCACCTCGAATCGCAACTGTTCGCCGGGAGATTCGTTTCGAGCTTCTAAAATCAAATTGGTTCTCTTTTGTTCCTCCACTTGCTTAGAACTGTTCTCGACTAACTTCGCGATTGGACTATCTGTCTGCCCACGGACAAGCACCCGAGACTCAAAAGCGGTCAACGATCGCAATTGCTCTTGCAACGCACTAGCGGCCCCTTGCCGTGGCTTTAGATCGATGTCAATGTCAAGCTTCATCGCATCTTGCAAAGCTTGGAGGCGTTCTCGGATCTTCGTATCGAAATCTTCCGTAAGACCTCCGACCGCTTCATCTAGGATGGCCTGCAAGCTTTTTTCAGTTTCGGTTACAGCACGCTCACCGAAGGATGGCATCTCCTTCAAAACATCCTCGAACGTAAAACGACCCGAAAGCAACTTGCTGTAGGCATCGACGAACCACTCAGCTTTTGCGAGCAAGCCGTCGAATACAAAAACCACATCGTTGTAAATCTTGGTCGCCGATAGCAACACCGATGCAGAAATCACATCGAGGACATCATTGAACCGAAAGATGGCAATTTCCGCCGCTGTGAATCCAGTAACGAAAGCTTCGGCAATCGTTCTGCCGACATCTTGCATGGCGTTTGCCATTTGCTCCGCATAGTTGACGAAATCATCCATCGCCGGAAGCATCGAGGCTTGAATGAACTCGAACGCAACCACAAAGCCGCGATAAACTACGTCGCGAATCGGAGCAAGCAGAGCACCAAAAGACTCGTAAAGGTTCTTGGTTGCAACCTTCAAAGCGTCGCTTGCTTCCAATGCCGACTTAGCTGATTCCGCTTTGTTTAGTAGCCCCTTGGTAGCAAGCTCGCTGACCGCTGCTAGCTTTTCCTCGTTGGTTGCTAGTTGGTCGATGTTTGGAATCAAACCCTTGAACGCATCGAAATTTCCGTTGACAGCATCCTCGACCATTCGCATCGCTGAGGACAAATCTCGATCAAAGACCCGCGATAGCCCAAGAGCCGCTTCGGTCATATCCTCGATGGAATCGGTAGCAGCACCGCGCCTCAATGCTTGGCTCATTTGATCCATGATCCGGCCAGCATCAACATTCGTCATTCGCTCAAGGCTGTTTGCAACCTTTTGCATTTCTTCCGCTGCTTGCTTGCTTCCGCTTGGAATCAAAGCAACGGTCTCGGCAAGCTTGATCGCTGAACGATTCAAATCGTCGAACGCCGCGACCGAACTGGATGCAAAGCCAACAATGGCCCTGCCTGCTTCGACAACGCCGATTACCGCTGCTGTCACGCCTGCTAGCTGAGCCAAGCCACGGACAGAAAATTCCACCTGTTGAGCCGTCTTGGTCACTTCGGACGAGAATTGACGCAATACCGCCGAGGCTTCGTTTCGTGCTCCGAGTGTTACTTCTACGTCAGCCACGTTTTCGCCTTTCGTCCTCGATTCGGTTTACGTCTGATTCGAGTGCATTTTGCACCGAAACAAACCAAGCGTCTTGGTCGTTCATCCCGCCAGCCTCAGGCAGGATCCCTTTCGAGACCCAAGCCGCAAGGTTGGCCGCTGAGCTTACCCGATGCCCAACGAAATCCTTCGGGCAATCAGTAATCTCAATGTATCCTCGATTCTCGCAAGCCTCGCATCCGGCCTCATCGCAACTTGGGCAACCAAGCATTAACGGAAGGTCTTTGCTAGGTAGGTTATTGCAATGGTTTCGAGTGCATGACTTGCAAAGTTCGCCGCATCGTATCAATGCGGCAATCCTTATTTTTTTCTGTCGCCCTCGCTCGCTGAATTGCCTTGTAAGCATCTTGCAACGAGCTTTACAGCATCGGCCACTTCGATCTCTTCATCCCATGAATCGATCGACTTTTCGAGACTCCAACCAGCAACGCAAATCGAGACTGCTTGACGCAAAGCCGCGATTTGCTTTTTGGTATCGCCAAGTTCCCTGAAGTCCTCGATCAAACTAAGCACTTGCTCGGTCTGTCTGAACTTCAAGCGATTGAACTGGAACTGAATGTCGAGCCCGTCAACCGAGCCCTTGAAAGTGTTATGCTGCATGGTTGAAAATGATTGAAAGTTCTTCGTCGGAAGCGTCAACATTCTTGTTCGCTTGCCATTCTAGCTGATCGATCATGATTCCGTTTCGATCACCCATCGGCTTGGTTTGCAACTGAGCCTTCGGAATGCTGAAAACCAGCGTAGAAGTGCTAGGCCCATCGATTGTAAACGAAAGAGTCGCTTCCGTCGAATCGCGAAGTTGAGCATATCGGCCCTGAGTCGCAATCAGTTTGGATTCAGGGTTGCCAGTGATCCTTGGATTGCGATCAGTGATAACGAAGTTGTCGATGCCTGCCGCCGAAGTCGAGCATTCCCGAGCCGTAATCACATTGCCAAGGTCGATCGTTGCCGACTCCAAGCAGAGATTGTATGAGTCCCAAGACGTAGCACCTCCAGCCACCCGCAACGGTAGCGTGTTGACGTAGTTGATTGAGGACGGAATAGCTGCGTCTGCTTCGTCATCGTAAACGCCCTGGAAATCGAACTCAATGCGTCCCATGCGACCCGTCGGCAAAATAAACCGAGCGTTGCCAACTGCGCCGTAGATCCTGCGACGAACTCCATCGAAGAATCCAGCGATCGTCACCGTCTTAACATCGGATCCACTAGCCGGAACTTGGGTCTTTGGTTTGTACGTTGCCGTCGAGAGAACCAAACCGCAAGCCGGGAGATAGGTCGATGCCCATGCCGGAACATTTGTTCCATCGTAGGCAAGATCGACCGAGAATGTAGCTCGGCCACGCCTAGCACCTGGGATCGATGCAAGCCGACCGAAACCACCTTGCCCTTGACGCTCTTGCATCTCGAACTCTGGATTGATTACAAGGTCATAGGCGTTGATTGTGCAATCAGCCGCCGCGATTGTTTCCGCAGTACCAACCGTCGATTCGATCTTCCCGCCGAGAACTGATTTTTTACGCAGTAGCATATTTGTCCCTTCCTAGTATTTGGTTGGCATCTTGTTTGGCTTCTTTGAGCTTGCGATTGAGAATCGCTTGGGCTTGTGCTGCACCTCGATCAAAAGCATCTTTCACGCCCTCGATCTTGCTGACTTGCAAATCGCGTAGCTTTTGGATCGGGAATCGTTTTTTTCCGACTCGCTTGTAAATGTTGCGTCCTAGCTTTGGAATCTTAGGCCCGAATGCACCTTCAAAGACCATAGCAGGAACACCGCGAACCATTTCGATCTCAACACCTTCGACAGTTTGCCGAGCCTTGAAAGCTCGCAAAGGCATCGTGAACGTGTCGTCGATCTTGAGCAATGATTCTTTTTCAAGTAGGTTGTCGATTAATGTTTCGTCAACGCAAAACTTGCGTAATTCGTCAACCTTTTCGACGACCATAGCCGTTGCTATTTCGCGCTGTGTCCTAGTCCTGATTTCGGTCGTCGCTTCGGTGTATCGCTTCTCAAATGCTTTTTCTAGTCCGTCGGCGTAGTTCAAAACTCGCTCGGATGCTAGGAGTGCATTTTCTTCGTGTGCCACAATGTCGAATATCATCTTCGCTCCGTTGGATCGTCCTCTGATACTCGATAGGTGACAAGTAACTGAATGTTAGCACCGTCAACACCTCCATCGGAAGTGAAAACGATTTGCGGCCCGAAGTTGGCGTAAAGTGCATTCCCGTCGAAAGTGTGCCAACTGCTAGCCGGTTGACAGATGCACTTGCGAACATCCGATGCAAATTGATTCAGTAACGTATCGATCGCGTCTTGATTTCGCTCCGATGGCATCAAAATCAGTCGGATATTGAATTGCTGAGTCAGGGCAACCGCCGGAGGGCTTCCAGGACAGGATAACTCAGGGACGGAATTGCTCACGCCCTGAGTAATGATGATCTGCCGATCTTTCGGAGTGTAATTAGCGAATCGCGTAGGTCGTTTGACCTCTTGAACATCAGTAGAGTATGTAGCCGAATCATCGACCATAGCCGATAGCCTGGTCTCCAATTCTGCTGCAATTTCCTCGATGATCGCTAACGGCACTCTAGCACCAGCATCCCTTCGTCATGCTCGACCAAGCGAACAATCGACCGCCTGTCGATCGGTTCTCCGACTCGCGGAGATAGACCGATCTCATCCCCGCCCAAGTCTAATTCGTCGCTCGCAATGCCTTCAGCCTCATCATTGGCAACGTGAATGGTGAATCGTGGAGTCACCAAATCCGATGCCTCTGGAAGTTGCAAAGAATCGTCCCGCACCACCACCGCATCAATCTTGCGAGACCGACCGTTCCGCTTGTAGTAGACGACCGGCTCTGCAAAATCATCGGGGTTGGCGAAGACCTTCTTGGCATCCTCTTTGATGAGATCGTGAAGGCTCATCGGTTATCGCTTGCACTCGACCGAGACATAATCAACCGTCACGCTGTTGACGTTCGTGCTGGCAGTCTTGCTGATCTGAACAAACGGTTGAAGCGATCCGGTTGCAGCCGACATCGAGAAGGTCGTTGTCGAAGCAACTCGAGCACCGTCGATGTAGAACTTAACGTCCTGCTTGCCGCCAGTGAAGTCGATAACGAATTCTTTGTAGGTCGCAACCAACGAAACGCCTGATGCCTTGTCGTCGTTGTCGGTCGTTCCGTCATCGCTTTCACAAACAACAGCATTCGAGCCCGCAAGCTTGAATTGTGCGTTGTTGGCTGTTGCGTCGGTATCGTCATTTCGAGCCGACTGCAAGCCGAAAGCCAAGGTGGTAGCAGCATTGAGAGACGCAACCGTCTTGACGATGAAAACAGCTCGCTGGATGTTGTCGATGTCGAAGCAAAGCTTGTCGCCGAAGTCCAAGCAAACATTCTGAATTTCGTTGGCACTATCGAAGGTCAACGCGATTTCCCCGGTAGCCGATGGGCTTACCGAAACATAGGTTGGAGTTCCGCTAGAGGAGGTGTCGGTAATCTTCCAATTGCCTTCGCCGACAGTTGCCGCGTAGGTCTTGCCGCCGAAGAAATCATCCTCGAACTTGGCATGGTTAACAAATCCGCTCATGTCTTATTTTCCTTTTTTGTTGTGTTGTCGCTGTCAAAGAAAGCCCTGGCCATCGCCGACCAGGGCTGTAGGTCAATCAACCAAACTATGTACGGTTGCCGAAGATACCTCGATGGTCGATCACTGCTGCAGCCATCGATTGACGGACGTAGTAGTGATAAGTGTCATTGTCCTTGTTCCATTCGGACTCAAGCACTGGGGCTTCTTCGCCGTTTAGGAAGGTGATTTCGACGGTATCCACTTGAGCGTTGTCGGCGATCGCATACCAGTTGGTCGCGCTGTTTGCATCGAGCAAAGCAGTCGCAACGACTTGTAATGGACGAACGCCATTGACTCCGTAGATGTTGACCACGCCCTCATTGCCGTTGCTTTGAGCGTAGGACTGGCTATTGACCAGTTCCAATGCCGTCGCTGCGTATGCTTGAGGGACAAGCAACGTGCGAGGCGAAAGGTTCAGGTAAACATCGCTGCTGAGACCCTTTTGCAAGGACATCAGCTTGAACGCTTCGTTCAAGGTCGTAACGCTTGGAGCAGCAACCGAAGATGCAGTGATGTTAGTGCCGCTTGTGTGCGATGCACTGAACAAAGCGAAGCCGTCGGCCATCGTTGGGTTGGCAAGCAAAGCATCGTAAACGACCTTCTCTTGCGTCCTTCGTGCTGCGTTGCCGTGCATCGCTGGGATGCGAGACAATGCGTCAAGGTCGTCGTTAACAACAGTTTCCCAAGAGACTGAGAACTTCTTACCGAACTTCTCGACCTTGTAGGATCGCTTGGAATCGACGACTTGACCCTCAGGGTATGGAGCCCCTTCGGGAACCATTTCGAGGTTTGGAGATTCGCCGAGCTGAATGCGGTTGATGTTTTTGAAGTCATCGACCGATTGAGCTTGACGAGCCCACAAAGACCAAGTGTATGGAGCTTCTTCGTAAGCCGCTCGGAGCGTCTTGCTAGCTGCATCTAGCAGGATGTTTTGAAAGCTTCCGGTCGTGTGGTAGGCTTCCATCGATCGACGAATGTTGAGTCGATTGAAAGCCTTATCTTGACCCATCGCCATTCGAGCAACGTCGGCTCGACTGTACTTCTCTGGATTGATGCCCATGCGACGAACGCACAATTCAGCAAGCCGATAGATTCCGAGGTTGCGGAAATCTTCCGACCCTTGAACTTGTGGGGCTTTTTGTTTGACAGTCCCTTGGAAGCATCGCTGAATCAATCCAGCCTTAGCTGCTGCTTCGAACTTGTCATGCTCCGACTCGGTAACGCGAACATCGCTGCCGACAGTCTGTCCGATTGGGGAATTGCTCATCTTTCGGATGATCCTTTCTTGAGCGTCTTGCACAGAACATCCTGACTCGACCAGTTCATCCACAAAGGCACGCTCGACCTTTGCTAGAGTCCCCGCCGAGATAATTGCCTTGCGTCGTTCGTCAACTGCTTTGAGTTGTCGAGTCACTTCCTCTTGTACCTTCTCATCCATTCGCATTGCCTCATCTTCGGGCTTGCTTTCTTCGGCCCTTGCCATTTCTTCGGATGGCTTATCTTCTGCCATCATTTCAACTTCAAGCGATGGCTTTTCCATGTGGTCTGCCATCCACT